CCGCACCTGAACCTAGTGCAGTGCAATCGTCACCAGTTGTAATTGATGCAAGCGCACCTGTCCCTACCGCAGTATTGTAGTTGCCGTCTGTACACGCACCCAATGCGGCTTGACCAACAGCAGTTAAATTAGCGGCACTCGTTGCTGCATCTGCTGCGTGTGAACCGACTACTGTTGCATTAGCACCCGTAAATGCATAAAGTGCTGCATAACCAATTCCCGTATTCTCATCGCCACAATCGCCAGTACCTAATGCGGTAGTACCAACTGCCGTGTTGTAATTACCGTCAATGGTTGTGCTTAAAGCGCCTTGTCCAACCGCAGTTAAATTGGTTGCACTTGTTGCTGCATCGGCTGCACCACTACCAACGGCAACTGCGTCTGATCCGGTGTATGCGGCTAATGCGTTATAACCAAGCGCAGTGTTGTCATCAGCGCAGTTTGCATCCAACGACCCCATCCCAATTGACACGTTACGCACTCCATCATCAGTTCCTAGTGCGTTTCTACCTACAGCAGTATTGCTGTGGCCTGTCGTCATTGATGAACTTGAATTGCTGCCTACCGACGTATTGAAGTCTCCAGCATCATTTGATGACGCACTTGAGTTTAAGCCGCTTAAAGCATTATTTCCAACAGCCGTGTTGTGCAAACAATGTGCAGTTGTAGCGTCCAGCGCATCATTTCCGATTGCCACGCTGTTCACATCACCACCTAAACCGTGACCGATGTCGAGTGAACCAACTGTGAGTGTGCCAGTTGATGTGATGGCTGATGCGTAAAGCGCACCGTTGTTCCGTATGTTGGCAACTCCTGTTCCTGACTGGTTCGTTACGTTAAAAGCGATATTGTCAACAAGGTCGTTGCCGCCTTTTACAGTAAGTGCAACGTGAGTACCCGCTGAACTTGGAATACTGATCGCGCCGGTGCTGGCTATGGTGAGACGAGTATTGCTGCCAGCGCGGAGATTCAAGGCATCACCTTCCGCGCCAATCATAACGGCCGTGTCGGTCGTCGAATTGTCTCTAAATTGTATCCACGCTCTTGCGTCTGTTGATGCAAAGTTGGCGACAACATCTGTTGCGCCTGAAGTAACGTCTAATTGCGCTCCCGGCGCAGCGACTCCGATACCCAACCGCAACGGATCACCGGCACTGCCGCCTTCGACAAAGTAAATACCCTTGCCAGCGCCTTGGGTGCTGTTATCCCATTGCGTTACTGAGCCGACACCATCCGACAAAATGATGGGTTCGTTTTCGACCGTGACGCCAGCGCTTTTGATAAAACCCGATGATGAAATTGATGCGCTCATTTTTTAACCGTTGCTAACTACGACATTTGATGTGCCGCTTGCTGTGATAACGCTGATGGTTCCGACGTATCCGCTAATGTTTGCCAATGCGCCGGTTCCATCGTTTGCAGCACCGCCGCCAGCTAATATATAGCTGAATCCACCAGTGCTGGTTGTGGCAGTGGCTCCCAGCTTCAAGTAAACCGGTGTTGTGCCTAAATTCTGTATAGTCAAATGATGCGGCGCACTGGTCACTACATCAGCGGCAGTTCCGCTAACGGCAACAATACGCTGCGTTACACTGTCGAAACTTCTGAATCTTTCGTTTTGATAACTCATTTTAAATTCCCCACGCTTTTTTTATGGATTTTACTGAATGCTTGGATCGCCACCGGCTTCCCAGTTTGATTTCCTGGTTGTAGTAACCCCTGCGTATTGTCTCCTTGTTCATTCCATTTTCGTCCATTGCACCATTCGGCACACTGATTCGACTCGGAAAATCGACACGCGTATAGCCGTCAGGCGCGTTGTCGCGTTCAGTGATTGGACGTTCCAGTTCGATCACTTCACCCGTATCGGATTGATATTCGTAAACCGGCACTTGTTAAAAATAAGTGGGATGGGGCAGCACGCAAGCCACCCCATCCCATGATGAATTACAGACCAGTGTAACCGACGTTGCTAAAGTACCGAATGTAGTAATTCGGAGTCAGCACCTTGGCGGTGTACATGGTCTTGAAACCAACCGTGACCACTTGGTTCAGCGGGTCTTTTTTGTCCGGAGTATCCACAATCTGAATGGACGGACTCATTGGACTGTCACCGCTCAACGCTGGAACACCAAACGCTTCCCCACCTAAAAACAAGGTGCAAAAAGCATCGCCCGTTGCGGCGAATGTGTCGTGATTCGCATCAGCAGCATCATCCACGCGATGCGGGTTAGTGTCTTCCACAAAGCGGACGCCGTACAGCGAACCAACTTCACCGTTGTACAATGCGCCTACATTGGAACGTGTGGCAGCATTCAACCAATCACTGTCACGCATCAAGTCGCGAAGCACTTGCGGTGCAGCGATAGAAACGTAACCCCCGTTGATTTCCGGAGCGCGATTAATCCGCAACTGGGTAACCACGTCCAACACGTCTGCGGCTGAACACTTTGCACTGCCTCCTAAAGCAGTTAGATCATCAGCAGCGCCAGCAAACATTGTGTTTCCACCTTCAGCACCACTTGACAAGTTGGTAGCACCACCGCCACCAGCAACTGTCTTACACAACTGGTCGCGAACAATGTTGTCGCATTTCAGCGCAGCATCTTCGCCGTTGGTTTTCGTTGCCTGAGCAAGCGAGTTCAAAAACTCGGTATTGTTCAACACGTCCGAAATAACCACGACTTGTCCGATTTGCTCAAGCGTAGCAGTCACTTTGGAAAGCGACAACTGACGAACACCGTCACCAGTGCTGGCGCTAGTGTTAAACACGTCAATCGGGTTATAAGCCGTACTCGCCAAAACCTCATCACCGCTAGACGTAATGTCTTTTATCATCGTGGCATCCGGTGCGCCGTACTTGAAGAAGCTGATTTGCTTCGATCCTACGCCTTTGGGTAAAGGTGCTTTTTGACCAAACTCCGCTTTGCGGGTGGCTTGAACTGCGTATGTAAGCAGTTGGGACTCGAAATGCTCGCGATACTGCGAACTCAAGTCACTGGATAGTGTCATTGCATCTGCCATAACTTAACCTTTCTATTTTTAAATGTTATATAATGTACTGTACTAATCAGCGTTATCGGTCGTTGTCCATTTGTGCAGCTTGATCGGCAAGCATCTGAAACCGTGCTTCCGCATCCATTTCCATGAACTCCTTGCTCGCTGGTCGTGGCGCTGGTTGTGAACCGCTAATCGATAACTTCGACTTGTACTCCTCCAACTCGTTTTTGAGTTGTTGGTTCTCGTCTCGAAAAGACTCGGCTTGAGATGCCAGTATGTCCCGTGATGCGACCCATGCAGCTTTGCGCGGCCCGTCGGCGTCACCTAACAATTCCGGATAGTACAAAAATACTTGCTCGGTTCGCTTAAACAATTCGCTGTCGTGATCCGCTAAATCCGGATATGTCGCCCTAGCTTGTTCGTAGTTACTGCGGAAGTCCTTGCTAAACTTGTCAGCTTGCAGCTTTTTGGCTGTTTCGCTTTCCTGCTCTCGCAGCTTGTTAGCTTTTTCCTCCGCGTCTACGGCTAAATCGACCTCACCATCATCGCGAAACTCCTTCGCAGCTTTATCGTAGTCCTTGGCACTGTACCCCTCGTCATCACGAATTTCGTTTGTTTCGGACAACTGTTGAACACGCCACTTTTCTTTTTGCTGCTCAAACTCCTCGCGTTCCTTTTGAAACTGTTCCTTTTCGTCGTTAAGCGATTTCCAGGAACGCATCTTTCGCTCCATGTCCTTCGCTTCGCGGGAAACGTCCGGTTTCTTCTGCTCCGTCTTTTCTGTCAAAGAACCTTCTGCACCACTCGGCGCAGACTCATCCTGTTTCGGCTGTTCCGGTTCCGGCGGTGGATCAGCTTGTGTTTCCGGTTCCGCTACTGCTTCCGCTTCCGGTTCCGGTGGCGCTGGAACATAACTTTTCCTCGCCTCATCCAAGCTCTTACCGCTATCCATCGCTTTCGCAATTGCGGTAAGCTCTTCCATCGTCGTCTCTTTTTCAGCCATTTGTTTGTATGCTTCAATTCAGCCATGCATCGCATACGCTGCACGCTGTAGTGGCGCTTTGGTTCAGCACTGATCGCACCAGTTCAGCACTGTAGTTATGGACGCAAGTAATCGAAATCATCGGCAGCGTCCGGCTCCAATGTTTCGGTTTGGGACATCAGCGCATCCAATGTCGCAATTGCCCCACGAAATCCATTAGCATAACCCGCTTTCCACGCAAGCTCCCCACCGCACTCGGTCGCCGTGGCGTTGTGTTGCAGTGCTGCGTTTAGCATCCATGCCTTTAGTTTCTTACCGCTTTTAGTGCGGAAAAAAGTAAGCAGCGCCTTTTCATCATCCTTGTCCCATTTGGGCTGGTTGACCCATCGCAATGGCTTGGCCATTAGGTGCAGCACCCGCTTGTGTGTCTCTTGAATAAGCATCATCTAGTTGTTTACGGAGTTGTCGAGCGGAGTTGGGATCAACTTGCTCAAGCTGCTCCAATAAAGTGTTTATGCGGCTGACGAACGCCTGTTGCGCTTCCGGCCCAAACTGTTGCCCCTGTTGGCTCATGCGATTGATGTAATCCAACAGCACCGGCAAGCGCTCGGCTGCGCTGTCGCCTTGATTCGGAACCGGCGTGTAACCCCGTTCCATGATCGAAATGTTGTGCGCCTCGTCTTCCGCTTCGTCCGCAGCCTTGAATTGCGGATCACGCACCAACCGCTTGACCAGACTTGGGTCGTCCAGTTCCAGTATGGATTTGTCCAATTCGATTTGGTCAATCCACGGTGACTGCGCCATCAACTGTTTCCGCATGATTGCACGCTGCATCAGCATGGTACGATCCACGCCGTCCACACCGCCTTTCGGCTCAATTGTGTAATCGTCATGCAACGCATCGGCTTGCAAGCTGGTGGCATCTTCCAAATACCGGAACATTAAGTTTTGCGGTGAGTACTGCAAATAAAGCGAATAAGCCTGACGGTACACACGGGCCAGCGCCAAGCGGAATATCCGCGCACGCAAATCCACACTGCGCTCCATCATGCCACCAATTGCATTCACTTCAGTGGCAGTTCGGCGCTCGCGGGTGTTGATCATTTGACCCATCCCGAAATCCGGCATCGCCAAGCGCTGTTCAGCAATCATGCGCGTCTGCACAATCTCCTGTTCCCAACTAATTGGCGGTTGCGGCATCCCCACCGGCTGCAATCCGTATGGCAGTATTTGCCCCGGTCGAAAGCGTATGTTGCTGCTGTTCGGAATGTCGCGCTCACTGCGGAACATTGGGCTGTTGTAGAACGAAATTGAATCAGCCTTACCGTTCATCAGCTTGTTCAAGTACGCTTCTTCCGGAGCTACCAATTCCGGAATGCCACGGCTTGAATACCACCCCTTGTCCTTCATCTCGTAAGCGGCATCGACAAACGGCGCATCCCCGTGCCTATATGGCAGCTTCATCACCGGACGCAAATCGTAATCCGGCATCAGTGGCGAGTAGGTGCAAACCATCCAACCACCATCCTCGTCCCGCTTCCAGTGTTCCCACACAATGACCATGTTATCATCGTCACTGTATGTCAGTCCCTCGCGTAAAAACTTCTCGTTGTCGCGGTATGTGGAGTTGGTACTTTCATCGCGTCCATTACCACGAATCTTGTCCACCACTGAATGATCATACCGCTCATCCCGCATGAACGCACTGACACTCATCGGCATGATTTGCACCATCCAATCAGCTTCTTCCAACTTGGATGTGTATTCCGGAACTATCCAGTAAAGCGGATCAACAGCCTCAAACTTGCAGCGCTTGTTGTCGTCATCCCAAAACACCTTGATGACGGAGTGACCGGTCATCAGCATGTGGTCAATCCATGTCAGCGCCTCCTCTTGAAAGTTACTTTTCTCCTTGATGTGATAATCAAACCAGCGCTCGACCGCAGTGGTCAACGGAGCCAGTTGCTGGCGCATCGGAACAAATGAACACAACGTATCGCGTCCCGTTATTTGCTGGTAGTAAAACGGTTTTAGCTTTGCGATTGACGTGTCAATTAACGGAAAGTGTAAGTCGGAAGCACCAGGAAATGGTTTATTCTTACGTCGCAGCCCGTCATGCCGCATTTGGTAATAAAGTCCCTGTCGTCGCTCCCATTTTGCGCGGTCATGGATACTTTCCAAAACCGCCTCATACATGTCATTTCTGCTTTCGTACATTTCTCAATTGGTACTCCAAATCATTTACAGTGTGCAGCGCCTCCCGCGCCCAGCGTTTTACCGACTGGGTAGACTGTTGCACGTCACTAAATTCCGGTTGCTCCATCAGCCGTTTGACATTCCCGTCAGTCAGCCGTGTCACCGGATGATCCACCGTCCGACATCCCGTCCAAAGCAGCATCAATGGCAGCAGCGTTATCGGAATGTATTTCAGCGGTGCGATCCGTTTTTTTATCCTCACGTCTCTGTTCACGATCACCGAACCATGCGCCTAGCATGTCGGCTACTTTTGCGAGTAAAACCAATATCGCGTTCATATAAAGCTACAAGCGGACATGGCTACTGATTCATGCGGCCCAAACGTCCAGAGACTCAACGAAACAACCGTTATTGGGATCTCCCCAATCAACACAACACCATGCCGCCGTTCCATCAGTACCCCGCATTGAATCCACTGTCTAACTCCATGCCAACCGGTTCCATTTCAGCCAACGCTTCCATGAAGCTGGGTCGCGGCTCCAACTGCAATGCTGACCCAGCGCCACCACACGATATGGCTCCCAGCACCGCATCCGCACGGTCAGGGGAGGGGAGTCCGCGACTCCGCATCTGGTCTTTCGGCTCCAACTGCAACTTCCCCTTACTGTTGTGTTTCGTCCGGCGCGTCGTCAGTTGTGAATGCAGTAAGTCGTCATCCGGCAAAATGACTTCGCACAACTCGATGGCCCGTGCCGCCTTAAACCATATTTCAGCACCTCGATTGGCGAAGTGCCTGTCGTCATATGCACGTTCACCGTTGTTTACTCGATGCACGTCCCATCCTGCTTCCGACAACGCATCGCACATCGGAATACCCAATCCACCGGCATCCGCATAAATTTCCTCCGGCTTTAGTCCATTACGCTGAAACTCCATGATAAACCGCCCAACTGCCGACATCGTGTCCCGCTCCGTCCAACAAAGCAGCTTGTCGATTTTGTTACCGACTCGGATCGCCAACACGTTCTCGTCTCCACCCGCCGCAAAGTCACAAAACGCTGTTTTTTCCTGTCCGATATGTGTCGGTGGATTCGTCAAACAATGCTGCAACGAATTGTACGGCACGACCACCGACTCCTCGCCAATGTCCATGAACTCGCCAAACACCATCGACCGCACCAGTGGATGATCCTTGCCATATCGCTCAAACTGTTCGTTTATCCAGCTTTCCGGTATGTGTGGACAATCGTATGAAGTAACCGTGAACGAATCCCATATGTGCGCTTCTTTAGTAAATGCACGGTAAAAAAAGCCTTCCGTGGCTCCCGGCGATGACATCAACACCAGCCGACTCGGCTGACAGCGGGATATTGCTTCAGCGATGGTATCCGGAACCGTTTTCGCCTCATCCACGATCATCAACAAATTCGACGTTGACCCCGTCCTATGCCACCCCTCGAAACGTCCACCATCACTGGTACTAAACCCAATCGCCTTACTCCCGTTCTGAAACCGGACATCCGTCGCGTTTACCGTCCACCCCTCGCCGCCATTCAACCCGCTCACGTACTTTCGGATATACGGAAACAACTGATCCTTCACCTGACGAAACACCCCAGCCGTCGTGACACACGTACTTTCCGGAAACCGCATGCAATGCCATATTACCGCACACGCAGCCACCATACTCGTCTTACCGGAACCATTCGCCGCTTTCAGCGCTACTTTACACTCCTTGTTGTTGATCGCCTTCAATACGTCGTACTGCCACTGGTACGGTTTGATGCCAAGGAACATTTCGGGGAAATTGTGTAATTGCGCGGCATATTCTATCAGTTCCGGACTTGGTTTTGACGTATCCGCTTTTAGTGGGTCAAATTTCGTTTCTGACGGCGTTTTGGCTTTTCGGGGTCTTCCCACCTTCTTGCCGCTTTCAAACGTCGCCTGACCCCCTTTACGGGTCACTACGCGCTTCTTGCGTGCGCCTACTTTAGTGTACTGTACTTCAGCACCGTCAGCTTTGATTTCGTCCACTGTCCGCTTGCTGACCCGTATCCCGCTTTTTTTGGTTTCATTCGCCATAGTAAGTAAATGGTTATATGGGGGTTAAAGTATAAGGTAAGATATTAGTGTCGGATTATCCGACATTGGGTGTCGGAATATTTGACATTGGCTGTCGGATTTTTTGACATTAGGGTTATTGACATTGGTGAAATTTGGGGGCTGTGATTTTTGGGGGATATATATTGATGATACCCGCCCCGTGGGGGTGTACCGCACCCCGTGTCGTGTGGGGTAAGCGGTTGGAATTACATGGTAATTCCAGGCGTAAACATTGGCCAATCAAGCTGCTGTTGTGTTGCAATGCAATGTTGTTCGATACTCCATGCCGGAATCCCTTCGTCACTGAATATCAATGACTTGCGGCTTTTCCGTGAACTCAACGTGTTTTTCGGGGACATTGCAAAGCGCTATTACTAGTTGCGGGGCGATTGTATTCCGTTGACTAGCAGTGGCTTGCGCCGCTTGCGCTTCGCGATTCCAACTTGGCCGACGGCGCTCCAGCAAATCGACGGCGAGTTTCGGCTGCTTGGCAATGCCTTCCGTTGCCGCTTCTACCATCGCCAACTCCCAAGCCGCTTCAATTTCAGCCAATTTGGCCCCAAAAGTAGCATCCCGTTTTTCCCATCGCGATAGTGTCTCCCGCCCAATTCCGGCGTATTTACTAGCAGAATCACGCGAAAGGCCATTGCCAAGCGCTCGAAATATTTTTGCTTCAAGTTCCGGCGTGCGTTTCGTCGGCCGTCCTGTTTTCGCCATGTGGGCTACTTTCCCCGAAAGTATGCGGCCCGACTAGCTACTTTGTAAGAACCGCGCAGCGCCAGCCGTAAACAACAGCGCCGACAGTATCGGCCCAATCAAATGAAAATCACACAAATAATCGCCGACGCGTTTTTCGTTGTTTCGCTATTCGCGCTCGGTTTGTTGATCCTAGCACTATGAAAAAATACAATTACAAACTTGGCCACCATCGCGGCGGACGCCGTGTGTGGATTGAAGGCAAGCGCCTGACAGCGGCCGGATTCGTTCGCGGCGTTCGTTACGAGAAACTAGTTCAAGCCAACAAAATCACGCTAACAGCTGGCGAAGTTGGCCGGTTCGGCGTCGCCGGTACGGATTCGCGTCCCATCATCGACATAAGCGGCCAAGCCGTCGCCGCCATATTCGCTGGCCATGACCGCGTTAACGTAATTTTTCAAGCTGGCCGCATCACAGTCACGGGAGGCGCTAAAGCATGACCGAAAAAACATACAACGGCTGGCGCAATTACGAAACGTGGAACGTGGCGCTTTGGATTCAAAACGATCAAGGCTTGTATCAATTGGCATTGGATCGCGGCGATTTTGATTCATTCCGCGAATTTATGCGCGAAATTGACAGCCCGACGACGCCGGACAATGTCGCTTGGGATTTGCCATGCATCGACCGCGAAGCCATCGAAAACATGTTCGCGGAGTTGCTCAAAAATTATTTCACCGCATGAAACGCCAGCAACTTATCAAACTGGCGCGACTAGTCGCCACGGACTCGCCGGATTTAATTCCGGCCGTCCGTGCGATCCAAGCGGCTGGCGATGCCGACAAGCGCGGGACGTGGGCGCATTGGGCCAAGCGCTTTGCCGATTGGCTTGAAAGCGACGGTGAAGCGCCGTTTACTATTTTTGCACGCGGTAACAGCAAATTGCCTTTTTACGCTTTCAGCGCCTTGCCGCTTGTCACTTGCCCCGGCGCTGGCGCATGCGCCAAATTTTGTTACAGCCTTAAAGCGTGGCGATATCCGGCCGCTTTTTTTCGCCAGTGTCAAAACACGCTTTTGATCCTGCGCCAAGCGCCGGAATTGCGCGAAGCGTTCCAAGCGCTACCGCACGGCGTCACTGTACGATTGTACGTGGACGGCGACATTGACAGCGTCAAAACACTTTGTTTCTGGTTTGATCAATTACGCGCACGGCCGGATATTTCGGCGTATGGTTACAGCAAATCATGGCCAATATTTTTGCAATTCAAGCGTGCGTTTGGCGACGCGGCTTTCCCGTCAAATTACCGTTTGAATTTGTCAAGCGGGAGTCGTTACGGCGACGACGTGGCAAAACAGCTTGAATCGTTGCCGGTATACCGTGGGCAATTCATCGCCGTGCCTAGCATTAAGGCGACAAGCGACAATCGGCGCGAATACGCGGCAAGCGTGCGCGAAAGCGCCAAAGCGCTTGGACATGATCGCGTGTTCGTTTGCCCCGGCAAATGCGGCGAATGTACAAAATCCGGCCATGCGTGCGGGTTAAACAAATTCCAGGCAGTGACTATCGCAATTGGTATTCACTAAAAGCACATTACATTGTAAGAAACGAAAAATTGAATCGTAATAAACAACGGCACGACGCCAAAAATATGAAAACTAAAACTAAAAAACAGGAACGCGTTGACGGCATGGTCGCACGCGTTAAGGCGGCACGGGAGTCGAGCGACGGCGTACACTTCCCGTGCGAAGCGATAGCACGCACGGCGCTGGAAGGCGCTTTAAATAACCGCACGGGCGGATTGCTGGCCAAAGCGCCGACGTTCCACAAGCGGCCGCTTGGATCGCTTTTGCACCGGCTCGTTCGGTGGAATCAATCCGTGGGCAATTTGCACGGATTATTTTCGGTCAAATGGGATTGCGAAACGCTGGCCAAATTTGACGACAAAGCCACGCACGGGCCGATGGCCAATGACAAGCGCATGATCGGCGCACTAACAGGCGAGCAGCTATTCGACGAACTGACATCGATGGCAATGCTTTTGTGCAATGGAAGCCAAGCGGCCAATAATTGGAAGCGTGCGCTTGGTTGGTAAGAATCTGCAAAATCAATCGTAATAAACAACGGCAACAAGCCAATCAACATGAATAATACAACAACGGAAAAATCAATCGACTATAACAGTTGCGAAATATTGGAAATGTACAGCGCTAATCCCGATCTCGCATCGAATCCGGCATCGTTTTTTGGAGACGCCACGCAATGGACACTGTCGGACGGCAGTGAAGTTTTTGACGTGGAACTAGCCAAGCAACGTGCAGCCGCACCGGACGAAAAATCAGCAACGGGATTTTTGTACGAACTGCAATTGCTATGCAAAAAGCACGGCATTGTATTCGAGGAAAGTTTCTAGTGCATCGCGCACCGCGTTCTACGGAGCGCGGATCGCGGTGCATCAGCCGCACCAATTAATATGAACACGCAAAAAACATGGTCGCCGTTTAGCCACGCAAATTACGACGTGGCATGCGGCGGCAACGAAACGCCAATGTTGTACAGCGACGGCAAAACTTATCTGTACGTGTGGAATAAAATCGATCAGCAGCACGAATACTACGTGTTTGACGACGATGTATTTATTCCGTTTGCAAATGCACCTTGGAACACTGGAAACGTCACTTACTTTTTATGAAAATCACATACGAAATTGATTCGATGGATTGGGGAACCAATCCGGACACGCTTGAGGATCGGGATCGATGCGTCGAGGCGCTTGGCGATTGGTTTGAAAAACTATCGACTAAAACCAAATTGGCGATTTATTACGCACAAAAATATGACATGTCAGTATTAGTCGCAGCCGATGAATTTCAACCGTCAAGTGACGGATGTCCGTGGCTGGGCATGTTGTATGCAGCGCAGGATCGTGTGATAAAAAAGCACGCGCCGTATGCTGATTGTTACAGCGGACATAATTTATTTTTATACGTAACTGTAAAATAATGGACGATCCAAAACCATGCTTGGGTTCCGGATATTGCTGCCACAAGGCAATTTGCCATGAGGGGCAACGGGCCAACCCAAATCACAAATTTGGCCCGTGTCCCTCGCTGCGGTGGAACGGCGAGCGCCACGTATGCGGACTGATCATGGACGCTGATCGCGTTGAAGCGGATCGCCTTAAAAAATCACTTTCAATCGGCGCTGGCTGCTGCGCCCCATTATTTAATAATTGGAGAAAAGTAGTAAAAAACAGAATCGGATAATTATGCAAATTGGAGACAAAAACGAATACGGGCGAGTAGTCGCATCAATCGAAAACCGATACGCCGTCGAGCGCTTTGGTATTCGCAACTTTGGAACGGATTACGCGGAGTTCGACGCCGACGGGCCGACTGAATGGCGCACGACTAAAAGTTTCGCAAAAGCGAGGCGCATCTGGCAGCGATGGAGTAAAGAAGCGACGTGCGGCATGGCTGTCATGTACCGCGTTCGATATTACTGCGACATGCATGGTGAACCATTCCAGGCAGTGGAGTTGGCTGTGAATCATACAAACAGCATGCACGATTGGATGACGCACGACGAACCACGCGAAATCCCTGTAAGAAACTAAAATTTGATACGTAATAACAAATGGCAATAGCCAATAATATGAAAACTAAACACACAAACGGCCCGTGGATGGTGGCGGATGAAAAATACCGACTCCGAGTAGCAACTGATGAATATGAAAAATATTCGCGCAAACCCAAAGGGATAATAGCAGACGTTTACACGGGCCACGAAAACGCGCACGCCAATACACGGCTAATCGCAGCATCGCCCGATCTACTGACAGCGGTGCAGCAATTGGTTGCCACGCTGCATAGTACTTACGACGTATTTGAAGACTTGTGCAAAACCGGCAACATGTCAGCCAATCCACTCGACAATCACGTCGTGCAGGACATTGCCGATCAAGCGGCCGATGCACTGGAACAAGCGACAGGAGTTCGACCATGACTAAATCAAAATCACTACTAAACGCAGCCACACTGGCTCATAGATGGGAAACAGCGATAATTGAATCACGCGATTCGGAATCGAGCGACGACACTGGTTTTTGGACACGTCTTGAAAACCTTGTCTTTTTAAATATGTCACCTAATTGGATTGAGTATGGACAACTTGACATTGAAACACAAAGCGACAGCGCCGGTACATCGATGACAGTGCGCGTAGGCGATTACCATGCTGTCAGCTACTGGGACGGCGAGGATATGATATTTATATATGAATGCAGTCGCGATACCGACTTGTCGGAAGCGATTGGCGGCGATCCAATTTGTCAAATAGCATTATGATGATTAATAACACACGACAGTTCCGGCTTGAATTGCGCCGGATTCAAGCGGACATCGAGGCGCATCGCGCATGGCTGGCCGAACACGGTCTTGCCGGATCGCTGAAAGCAAAACACGTTAAAAAGTTTATCAAACTGGCTAACTGGAAAAACCAGGAACAACTTGATAAGTTCAAGGCGAAGCCACGCTGGAATCAGCATTGGTTGATCCGTAATGCACACGAATTAGTACAGTACAGCGCATGAAAGTAATCACTATTTTATTGAGCGCCGCAGTGTTCACTTGGGTTGTATCGCAGCCATACGAACAGCCACCTAAAAAATGGGAAACCATCGCCAGCTACTATGGCGCTCGGTACGCGAAAAAACCCACGGCGAGCGGGGAGCCGTTTGACCCCACCGCCTTCACGGCAGCGATGTGGGATGTCCCGTTTGGAACGTCGGTACTTGTTGAACACAACGGTCGAAGCGTAATTTGCAAAATTAATGATCGTGGCCCAAACAAACGGTTTACCGAACGGGGGATTGATTTGTCGCAAGCCAGTTTTGAGCGCTTGGCTGACACTCGACTCGGCTTGATTCCCGTAACCATTACAATTCTCGACTGATGGTAACAGTAACCACACTGCACGGGCTGTCAGCCACTTCGTGGATGCTGCATGAAGACCCCGAACTGCTGGACAAAAGCGATATCCGGCAACATGAGTTTGATACCGAACCGGAGGCGCACGCGTTTCGTGCCGGTGTTCAACTCGGCATCGATGCGGCGCTGTTTTGTGACTGCACGCCGCCGTTGATTGTAGTTGACGAAAGTGAGGACATTGTAGTACATTAGCCCCGTTCTACAGCAGTGCAACGCTGCGCTTATTGTTAGTAATATTCATTGATTGGTTAAGGACAGTTGCCCCCGTTGGACAGGCGGGGGTTGCTGTTTTTATGGCCCCAGTTTGCGCTGTAACGCGTTTAAATTACAATCCAACCCAATGAGCGCCGACGTATACCCAAAACGCCTTAAAATCCTAAATCTGGATTACGATTTAGTGTGGGTGAATCGGGATATCGAAACGGCTACCGACTCACACGGATCGTGTGATACGAGCACGCAAACAATCGTTGTTTGCCGCGATCAAAAACCGACAGCAATGGCTGACACGATTTGGCATGAAATTAATCACGCACTGTTTGCCGGATTACACATGACCGGCGAACTGACGGAGGAACGGATCGTGACGCTTATGACTACGGGTCAATGCACCGTCATGCGCGACAATCCGGATTTTGTGAAATGGATGCTGAAAAAACTAAACGGCGCAACGCGGTAATATTTGAACGCATGGCCACGGAAGCCAGCCGGTCAGTGGTGTACCGCGACACGATAATCGAGGTGGATGCGTTAATTACCGATCTCCTAGAATTGGAGGGAACGTACTACTCCAAACAGACGCTTGAATTAATCAGGCAACGGATTCGGGGAACGCTGGCCGACGCTGGGCTGATGATCGAAAATAGCGCGGAGTATTTCGATGACGAGGGGAACGCAAACGGCATTGCCTAGCGACCGGAGTCGCTCGATGCGTTTGTCCAATCGCTTGGGAATCCCATCAGCCACTCGCAAAAGTTCGGGATCAAATTCATCCCAAATTTTTTCCGGAAAACTCGACCCAGCAAACCATTGACCGGCACGTTTTCCATTTTCCCCGTGTCCTTCCAATCCCTCGCCGTGGGGGTTGGCCACGATCCAGAGTCTGTCCCGCTGGTGCTTCGCGCCAACGTGGGAAGCCGGTATGCAATGCCATTCCGCATCATACCGGATCGCGGCCAAGTCTGACAGTATTCGTCCGAACCAATCTCCCCCGTCTCCGTTAAGCAAGTTTGGGACGTTTTCCAGCAGCGCAACTTTCGGTCTAGCCTCGCCAATAATTCGCACCAACTCGCTCCATAAGCCCGTGCGCTCGCCATCCAATCCGGATCGATCACGTCGTGTTTGCGCGATGCTGGCGTCCTGACAGGGGAATCCAGCGGTAAGCAAAGTTGGCCGCTGCCATTCGTTTCCGTTGAACTGTTTAACGTCATCGATGATCGGAACGTCCGGCCAATGCTTGGCCAAAATCCGGTGGCAGAATGGATCGCTTTCGCAAAAGCAAATAGTTTTCAAGCCGACGTGGCGACAGGCTAATGCGAATCCCCCGATGCCGCTGAATAAATCGACGTGAGTCACGCTTCCCGTTTTCGTTCATGGATTTCCAATGCCTTTAAATAAAACCACAAGTCGATCACTTCCTCCTGACAGGCTTTGATTTTTTGCAACATTTCCATGCGATCCAGCCCCTTGTCTCCAAACGGATTGTGTTCCTGGATTCCAGCCTTGAATTTTTTCGCAGCAAAATGCTGAAACTCAGCTAGTGCAATGTCCATTATTTCGTGATCAGTCATCATCTTGTGCATCAATTTTTTCATCAGCTTCAATGCAGTGTGGGCAATCAACGCCTCCGTGCATTCCCTCGTTTAAAAATTTAGACCCGCAACTGCTGCACTGATCTTCCCATTCGGTGTAGTCATCGTCATAATCGTCGTAACTCATTTGCGCCTCCGTTTCTTTTGCCGGTTAGTTGCACGCGTTTTGTTCGATCCAGCAGGGCGGCAATGAGTAACGTAAATGCCGCCCATGTCCGCTTTCGCCCCGATGCTTTTACTAAACTTGCGGCTGCTTAATGCGTTTGCGTACAGCGCGTCATCCATTGTGTCGGACTCATGTCCCAGTTTGTGTTCGTTGTTTTTCATTTGTGTTTTTGGTTAAATCGCGCAATTTCAATTTGCGCTTTTGATTCAAGTTCGTCAGCCAGCTTGGCGTCCATTCGGCGCACACCAATGGCTGCTGCGCGGAGTTCGCTGCCGGTGGCTTTGTTGTCGTGCAGGAGCGCCTGACCACGTTCGTGCCAAAACCTTTTTCGCTCACGATCCTGCCGCCTTTCCTCGCGTGTCATGTACTGTACTAATGCAGTTGCCAGCGCTCCAAATACCGCGACCACTGGTTGTGTTTGTTCGGGTTGATATTAATTTTTTTAACTTTAATTTTGCTGATCGGAATGACCCAACACATTTCAATATCCATCGCGACCGCAACGCAGTAATCGACATCGCATTTTTGGTACAACCTCCCGTCCGCTCGTCGAGTGTTAAATTCGTAATACCCGCTTCGGTTTGTGTACGTACTTCCCTTGACTTGCAACTTGCGAAACCGTCGCTTGTCCGTGAGCGCGGCAATGTCAAACGCTTCAGTGACCCGTGGGTTAAGAGGAGTATGTCCGTGAACCAGTAATCGCGTGACGACCAATGACTCAGCGGCTGCACCAATGTGTGCGCGATGTTCCCCCACGTAGGAATGGTGTATGATTTTATAGTCATGTCTAGTTACGCAGTGCGTAATCCGTTGTCACACACTCCAACACTTGGTTGTTATCCCTCACCAATCGGCTGGCTATTCGCCGGTCAATTTCAGCAAAGCGTTCCATCGTTAAGTTCGATGTAATGAACGTCCATTTACCCAGCCGCTTGTCCAACACCTCTAACAGTTTTTGACTGCCGTACTCACTCCCGTGTTCCGCTCCGATGTCATCGATGACAAGCAGCGACTCGCGTGCTAGTTCGGTGGCATAATTGTGGTGACCGTCCCGCATGTAGTTCAGTGCGTCGATCCATCGAACAAACTTTCCTGGTGTTTCGGCTACGTTCTGATGCGTTTTCGCCACCGCTTTTGCTAGGTGCGTTTTGCCAACTCCACACGTCCCAGCCAGCGTCAGCCAATAGCGCTTGCGGTGGTCGTGATGCGTAAATGCGTTGATGAACGCAGCGGTGCGCGTCAGCATGTCTTCAAGCACCGTGTCGCCGTGTGTGTCGAACGATAAAAACTCACGATACCATTCAAGCGTTTCCGGCTTTAACTGCTGCGGCGGCATAGTCGCTCGCTCCGGCGAACGTCCCGTTATTACGGCTGCTAGTTTTTGGGGATCGGTCATTGCTGTATTTTTCCCACGTCAGAAACTTCTGCTTCCAGTTCCTTACTTTATTTCCACGCGAATCGACCCAGTTGCCAGCCGTGAAGTATTCATGGAATCCAGCAGCGAGCGATTCAACATTCCGGCTTTTCGCATATTCGCGCACGGCGTCAAGCGACGGCGGGGCGAATGCGGCTTTTCGTGGTTTAGTTTTTTTTGGTTTTTCATTGATTATATTTAGGTGAGTAATGTTGCTTGTATGGCATCGCGGTTCGCGTCGTATTAATCCGGCCTTTTCAAGCGATGACAGTTTGACGTTTACGGTTTGGCGAGTGAGTCCGGTGCGTTCGGCCAGCGTGTCCTGACGGGGCCAGCATTTGTTTTCGTCGTCGGCGTAATCCGCAAGCGTCAGCAGCACCAGCTTCTCGCTGGGGGTTAGTTGCTGCCGAAACGCCCACGTTATCGCCTCCAAACTCACGCCAATGTTGCTTTAATATTTTTATAAATCGTGCGAAGCATTTCGTTTGATCGCAATTCCAAATCCGATTTGAGTCTGTCAATACCGTGCATGACAGTGCCGTGCGAATGACCCGTGTAACCGCTTATCATTTCAAATGGCATCCCCATCTCTCGCATGTAGTGCCACACGATCCACCTCGCACTACAGTTGTGCGGTGTGCGCGGCGACTTCCACATCTCGCGTTCGTTTTTAAAATTATACTCCTCGACTACAGCGTCAATGATCCTCTTCGTGCGATCCGTGTATGCGCGAGGCAATTTGGTCGTGTAACCATTCGTTTTCGTTTTCATAACCGATTAGTTTTAAGTAAATATGTATTCCGTTTTTGTAAAATTCATTATCGATGATAACAGCGCGAAGTCGAATGCGTGCTTTGTTCGGAGCCATTGTTCGGAAGTTCCAACCCGCTCGTTTTTTTTTCCACTCGCGCCAATACCTTACCCAGTTTATTGATCCGTCGTCTCGTATGTAACCGCATCGCCGCCAATGAATGTAACTTAATATCCCGCTGCGAATTACGGCCATTGCTAATTCGTAATGGCATGAGGCGATAGATAGTTGGGGCTGGCCGACATCAGCACCGGCCAGCCCCTCGTCATCATTTAAAACAGCTTGTCGCTGCCTTTCGTCGATGACTGTTCCTCCTGCGCCGTGACCGCGAGTTTTAGATAATCAACTCCGTTCGACTGCGCTTTGTTTTTCCATGCGGATACCCAATACATTTTTCCGTCCACGTTAAGTGTTCCGGTCAAATCCGGTTGAGTCTCCTTTTCCTTTTTTTTATTTGGGAACAACGCTCCTTTGTCTGGTTTGTCGCTCGCCTTGTAACTATCCGACATATTATTGTAATGTAATGTACTATTTAGTTTTACGCCAGTATTGGCTGGTTCCACCGACTTCCAATAATTCGCCTAACAACTCGGTGAGGGATTGTTCGGCTTCGCTTTTACTGCACTTGTTAGCTTCACTGTACAACTGCACTAAATTTGAAAATTTAACGTCGCACGCGTCCAGCATGCCATAAGTATCAATGTTGTGTCCGGCCATTTTCAAATACACCGCTCGCACGTCCTTTATTTTCGGCGTCGCCTGACGTTTCACACGTTGAAATCCAGGCAACTCATCAAACTCCTCGCACTTGTCTTTCAGCGCTTTGATCCATGCCTCAATCGACGGCACGTAGGCGCGTAGCCTTGCCGCCAGTAGTGGGTTTGTGATTTCACGCGGATCACGCGCTTGCGCCAACACGTCCTGCTGATCAATGACAGTCAGTGCCGCTCCACTAACAGCAGTGCAGTACAGTTGGTGTTCGCACCAGCCGCAATAATCGCACGGCATAGGCGCTTTAGTGGGGTTTGTAACTGCACCTCGCACTTGGCGTGCAACGTCCTCACACTCACTGCGGGTTACCACAAACCGGTCAACAGTTTGCGATTTGGAGTACATGATATGCACCTCCACCTCCATGACATCGTCGCGCTGCATGATACCCAGCGCGTAGCCCATCATTTGGATTCTGTCGTCGTAGCGGTTGCCGGTTTTCAGATCAAACATTTTACGCTTTGCCCCGCAGTACATGTCTACGTAGCCGAACGTGAAAAATTTACCGTCAACGTGGATGTCGAGTTTCGTTTCGACCTCAACCGGCGACGACCCGCACTGTTCAAGCGTGTAGTTCGTTGCCCAACCTATTTGCTCGCGGTCGTCGTGCGTGAGTTCGATTTGCATTTTTTCAGATGTTGTTTTTGCCACTCGTCATGCATGGCAGTTCCTCGATACGCCGCGAACCCCACTGGGCCGCTTTTGTAAACCGCGCAACTCAGCCATTTCGCCCAACTGCTAGGGGAGTGCGGATGGTGTTCGCGCTCCTCGCTCACGCGGCCTCCTTGTTATCAGCCAGCACGGTCGCCAAAAAATCGGACGGACGTTCCAGTATTTCACCAGCACGTCTGCTGTTGAGGTCACGAAATGTCTGGTCGATTTCGATCCAATGACACTCCTTCAAAAAGTGGTTTACATCAGCTTCATGTTTTTCAAGTAACTCCTCCAGCTTTGCCACGCGATTAAAATCAGCGTTCGCCGCATCGCGCTCGCTAGGCGCATCGTCCCGCCACACATGTGCGCCAATCCCCATGTAGCTGGCGCACTTGACCAACGCGTCGGTCGCAGCGCCTTTGTAGGCATCGCCTCGATCACGGTTATCGTTTCCACCAAATTGAACGATGCGAATGTTCATTTCCGGCACGGTCAACACCCCTTTAATTATTACCATTTTTTCCGAGTCGCTGATTATTTCCGGTTCAAACTGCCAGCCACCCAGCCCAAACGCTTCGTTTAGGCGATCCGTCACATAAATTGGCGTGATCGCGGTCATGCCTTTTTTATGGGGGAGTTCACGCAATGCTTCTTTCGGCAATGGGCGGTTCAGTATGTCATCCACGGTCAGTTTTGCCGTAGCCGTTTTTTTAGTTTTTGCTGCCATGATTAGTTTCGGTAGTTGTAGCACATTCAGTGCAAAAAAAATCGGATTCACGGACGACGTTACACCAGTCGTCAGCGTCCATTGCAATGATCCACGGGCCATTGTTCCAGCGAAAAGCAAGCACACCCATTTTTTCAGTAGCTTCGCTGCGTAGCTGCGACCACCAATCGCGGAACATCAGCTTGTCGCAGCGCTTCACCTCAAAATGGAACGGCAAATTACTGGTGATGTCAGCCGACTGCGCTGTTCCCATAAATTGTTGCGAGCGCCTAGCGTTTGCTGTCGGCCCAAAGCGATCATTGAGTAAATGAGCAAATTCCAATTCGCCTTCCTTGCCTTTGCGGCGCGAATTAATTTTTCGTGATTTTGATTTCATAGTCGTCGTCCTCCCCGTACCCAATAAAGTTTTTAAAATCCATTAACATATTTGTAATGTAATGTTTCCATATTTCATCGGTGTTACTTTTGCTTTGAGTGTACGATCCACTCAATTTTAACCCCGTCCTTTTGTGTATTATTTCCCAACAATACGCTTCCATCTTTCGGTCGCCGTCAGTTTTAGGTTAGTTTCGGTATGTGTCAACATTTTTTTGTATGCTTTAAAAAAACTCAACAAAAGGACAATACCACACGGAAGGGACAATGGCTGTCCTATGCAATTTTATATGCAGCACACATATTAAAATTATTTACTAAACTTACTTGTTGACTTGTTGACAGTGCGATAGCACAATGCAGCCCTGACATGGCAAGACCACGTAATAGGGACAAAAACCTCGACACGAATTACAGCATGCGAGTATCGCACGGTGACCGTGACAATTACATCAAAGTTGCTGAACTGTTGGGTATGTCCCTCAATGGTTTTACTAATGCCGCTGTAAAAACAATCGTCGATTTAATCGACTGCGATCCAAAAAAATTACCACATGCCAGTGATTTGGAACTGGTGAAAGTGGGTCAATTTATGAAAGCAAACAGGGGAACTAGCTGGAAAAAATAATGGCTGAATTATACCGACGACCCGACAGCCCGTACTGGTGGTGTGCGTTTAGGCGCAACGGAATATTGAAACGCATGTCCACCGGCATTCGTATTGGCAACAGCCGTGGTAAGCGTCCGGCTGCTGGCAGCGCCGCCGAAACGTGGTTAATTAAATTTGAAAACGAGCTGGCTTTTAAACAGCTAGGAATTAGTACAGTACACGACATTGCGCTTACTGAATTGATCCCAAAATACGTTAGCCACTACCAACAACAGTTTGAAGCTGGTGCGGTCAAGGAGTTGACTTACGTCAAAATCAAGGAGCGATCCAAGTTGTGGCTCAAGCGTTGTTTGGCACACGGCATTACTGGGGTCAAGTCGCTGACGCCGGAACTGACATTGACGTACCGCAACAACCGCAAAAAAAATGATAACCCGAACGGCGATCCCGTGACGCAGCATACATGGAACCGTGAATGCACCGACTTGGGCCAGCTATGGACATTTGCGAAGGACAAGTTGGGGATCGACTGCAAAAACTACTGGTCAGACGCTTACTACAAAAAAGCGAAAACTGTAAACAAACACCGGTCACTAAATGACGACGAGGTGGAACTGTTGCTGTTTGGTAGCCAGCAGTTTGCAAATTTGCCGTGGTACAACGAGTGGATGTTTGTGACCATGATCATGTATTACACTGGCGCACGAATCAGCGCAGCGTCGGAACTAAAAATTGGCAGTGCAATATTTGAGGACAAGGTTGTGTGGTTGCTGAATAAAAACTCCGATGACCACAACGCCTACATGCCGCAAGCGCTGCACGACTTCCTGGAAAATTACAGACCGGAAAGCGAACATGGCAGCGGCATGTATTTGAAAGCACCGTGGAAGGGGTCAACTCGCACGAAATATTGGACTCAAATGTGGCCAAAGTTTGCGGCAAAAATTGGAGTCAAGGCGACGCCGCATGACGTGCGTAACACCTACATCACACGCATGACTCAGGAACTGGATCAGCGCGTTAGCATGAATATCGTGGGTCATAGCTCGGCTAAAATCCACGAACTGTACAACCACAATATGGCTTGGAAATATGCTGACCAAATCGAACGTGTACTCAACGTGAACCGCGTGCAGGATAACGGCGGTAACGTAAGTATTTACAAATCAGCCAGTTGATAAACGCGCTAAATTGTAGTACAAAATACACTCCAAACATATTGACATTATTTGTTCCGGTTTGGTTTAAAAAAGCACAATGTACTACACCTGCATTACTCTGGGTTCGAGTCCCTCCACTGGTACTAAATTTTACTTTTCCGGAGTAAATACGCAAATTTCCTGCATAAGGCAGGGGCCAGCGTGAACCTGACGTGAACCGTTTGCGGATTATTAGCGGGTATATTCGCTCGGACTGATGCCGGTTTCAGCGAAAATTTGTTGTGCAACTTGCCCACTGATCACCCGCTTTTGGAACAGTCCGCGCAAGTACTCAACCTTGCCAGCGTACTGCATGCCTTCCATTTGCTGCATGATGAACATGGATCGCGCACCGCTCGAAACCGGCAGTCCGCGAACGCGCTTGTCGAGGCGTGTGGTCAGATTGGAATCGTCTTCAATCGCCTTTTTGTATTTTTGAAAAAGCGTCCGACTTCCACCACTGGCTTGGCGAGCGCGGATCATACGGTTCATCGATGACATCCCCTTCGTGTCTTCAATAAACTGATCAACGGCTTCGCGCTCCTTGAACTGACGATCCGCTTCCGTTCGCTCAATTGCTTCCAATTGCTTTTCGGTTTCGGATTCGTTCACATACGGACTGCGAATGAAGCGCCGAAACAGCGGTGATTGATCGCTGAACACACCAAGCGGTTTGCGGTTGGTTTCCCGTGGCGGCAAAAACTGCGTGAACAATCCAGCCGTCATTGTGCCGGTCAACTGCTTTAGCATCAGCGGGGAACGGAACGATTCCGGCAAAGCCTCCGGCATCTCCTTGGCAATTGTGCGGAATATTTGCGGTGTGCTTTTGAAATATTGATTTTCCGGTGACCGCGCTTTTAGGTTTTCAGGAATGATGTCGCGATGCTGCCAAGTGTTCCGATTCAACCCATATTCCAGCATTCCTTTAAAAAGCGGATTTAAACTACTGATAACTGACTCAACACGTTCATCCATGTTTTCGCCTGTCACACTGACCGGCATGATGTTTTCCAAAAACACCACCCCCATTTCCTTCAACGCTTTCGGTTCGCGGGTTTCCAAAAACTTCAGCGACGACTCAACGATGTTGGCAAACAACTTGGACACTTCGCGTTTTGGTATCCGGTAGTAGTCGCGAATCCGCTTACCCTCGTCGTTCACAAAAAACTGGTCAGTGGGGATGTGCCAATAGTTTTCCTTGTCCCGATCCGGTATCTCCTCGTAATCCTCCTTGTACTCGTCGCTGTTATTGAGCGCCCATAATGTGACAGTCGGAATCCCAACAGCAGCGGCCAATCGCGCATGAACCAACGCTGCGTTTTTGCCACCGTCTCTTCCAGCCAAGCGACCCAAGTCAGCAGCAACACCTTGTATGCGTGCGTTGAAGTACATAAACACCAAGTTCAATTGACCGGCCCGTGTCAAAGCACCTTGCCGCCCAAAGTCTGGTGATCCGGCGAAGTTCCTTACTTCAGCCACTATTTCACCCATGCGTTCACGCTGCTGCTCCGGAGTCATGCCAGCCAGCTTTTCAATTCGCATCCCGCGCTTGAGTCCAACCAGCTTCGACGTTTCCTCGATGCTGCTCGCCACTTGCACCAGCGCCCGAATCATTCCTTTCGGTGTTAATTTGAAATCACGTTCAGTGGGTTTTACTTCAAACAGTTCGGGAGTTAGTTCGCGCTGCAATGTTGATCGTGCTGCACCGCTATTTAAAAAGTCCTTATACAGTGCGTTTGGTTTGCCAAAGTTGCCTGTTATTGAACTGAACAATGCATACGTGTAGTCCAATGGCAGTCGGATCAAATCAACAGGACTACGAAACCCGTACTTACTTACCATCGCCAACCGTGGCATATCAGCAGCAAATAAGTTTACGAACTGAAATGCCAAATTGAATGTTGTTGCGCCAGCTTTCATTGGGATTGCGCCAATCGCCATTGCCTTTGTCAACATGCCGGTTGTTTGCGCGTTCAACCCCTCGATGGAACGTGCCACTTCACGGTTAACAGCCAAGTGCTTTTGTTCACCGTCAACAAACACGGACACTTCGTGATCAGCTTTTTCACGCACCGTCTTTTTGGCTCCGACTTTCGTCTCCTTCAATTCGCGAACCAATCCAGACTCATCGATTTGTGACAGCGCATACAGTTCCTGCATCTTGAGATTTTTGTCGGCCAACATGTAGCCGGTCAATATTCGCTCGTATGCAGCATCAATAAAATTACCCAAGCGGAAATCCGTGTCATCGATGCCGGTGATCATTTGCGCCAACTGCTTTGTGGTATCGATGCGCTGACCAGTTGCTGAAGTTGACTCCGAGTCTTCCAAATGCTTCAGCACTACAAACGGCGCGTAAAAATCATTCGACTCAACTATGTTGTTCAGCGTCTCCTGCGATATGCGTCCGCTGTTCATTTGCATGCGAAGTATCGCAGCCATGAATTCCTGGTACTGATCAACAGCCGACTCAAGTTGCTGCATCTGTTGCGGCGACATCGATGCTTCCAGTTCCTCCAACAACTTTGTTACATCCGACAGCGAATAATCAGCCACCCGTTTGCGATCCGGATTGTCCTGCAAGCGCTGGCGTGTGCGCCGTAAAAACATCAGTCGATTAAACTGCTGCTCCAGACCCTTGATGGGTTTAACCACTGCGTTGTGGAAATCCATCATCATCTTTTCAGCACGGGCTGGTGATCCGGCCAACTGTTCAAACTTACGTGCGAGGTCAAGGCGCGGTGCTTTTTTACCCATCACCTTAAACACCTTGCTTTCAAGCTGCTTCAACGGCGCAAACCGTGTCAGGAAATTCGTGCTGAATGATTCGATTGCTGATCGTAGGCGCTCACCCAATGACGGTTTATCGGGTTCAAGCGGTGAAAATATCCGGTCAACATCGTCCATCGTCTTGACGCCTACTTCAGCGTCCAGTGTGCGTTGCTGTTCCGGTGACTGCGCGTCCAGCACCTGACGGATCGCCTGTTCGACCGGCATGTTGTGTACAGCGAACGGAGCGGTTTTCATCAACTCCTTCACCTCGTTCAACACTTCACGCAGTTCAGACTTGGCTTTTGCTGCATCCGGTTTGCCCTGCGTGCTTGCTTCCAGCATCAAGTCCGGCTGCTTCATCAGCTTCGCTCGCGCCCGTGACAAGTTGGTATCCACTGCTTGGCGCGACTTGCCGGTTTGTTCGACTATTTCGGCTGGCGAAAGTCCCTGCGCTGTAAGCTGCATGACTTCGCGCTGCGCTGCTGGCAACTCATCAATCGCTTTTGAAACTCGCTGTAACCGTTCGCGCTTGCGAGTTATTTGTTCCGGTGAAGGCGCTGTCGCCTCCTCGCGATCAAATACTGTTTGACCGGTTTCGTTTTCGTCCACCGTCGTTTCTTTTGATCGACGTTTTTGCACACGACCAATGTCACGCGCTTTGTTTGCTGCTATGGTACGAGCCATTTGCTGGAATTGCGCTTCGTCCAGCTTGCCGCTTTGCCGCATTTTTAATAGCGCCAATTTTGTGTCCGTGGAAACACTTGCAGCGGCATCGACCCTCGCAGTCTGGTTGAAAAATCTTTTACCGGCATATGCGTTGGAAATATTTTCAACAAACTGATTTTCCTCGTCAGTCAGCACTTGTTCCTGCTGCGTCGGTTGCTGCTGCGTTTCAGTCGTTGGTTCAGCAGTCGTTTGCGCTTCTTGAAAAGCGCCTTCCGGCGGTCGTAACGGCTCCGGTTGCACCCGTTCAGCTTCACCTCGTTGTTCCTGCTGTTCGGTAAATTGCTTTTGTTCAAGTTCAACAGACTGTTCCGCTGTGCGTTGAAATCCTGGTTGTTGATCCAGTTTGCCAGCTTCAACTTGTTTAGTGCGGCGCTGGTCAATCACGTCGCTGCTGGGAATCACTTTAGGCGATCCGGTAACAACCAATGGTTCATTTAAAATGTCCTCCAACGACTGCCACTCCAATCTAACTGGAGGTCGAGTCGGCCCAATTGGGTCTTGTGTTTGGCGCACGCCTGTAACGTCACGACGTTGGGCGCGTTCCATTTCAATTTGTTCCTGTCGCGCAACTTCCGGATCAGTAACAGGCGCATCAGCACGTTGCTGTTCCACTGCTGCTTGCTGTTCCATTTGCGGATCAGTTTGCGTGGCAGCACGCTGCTCCTCGATACCGGCTTGCTGTTCCATGCCAGCACTAGTCGGCGCATCTTCAGCACGTTGCAGTTCAACTTGTTCCTGACGCTGAACTGACTCCGCTGTTTCAGCAGCTTGGGCGCGGTTCATTTCCACGTCGCCCATATCGTTCGACCGGTCTTCAATATCCTGCAATATGCCAACGAGGTTGTTGACTTCGTTTTGGATAGTGTCCGGATCGACGTTGTCCCGTTTGACGCGCCGCCTAATAAAATCAAATGCGCGACGGAAGTAGTTGCGTGTGGCTGGCGCTGGTTTTAGTCCCAATTCGTTCCACAATAAACTTTCAGTGATACTCCCATGACGGCGCTCCTGCACCAGCATGCGAACATACTCCGCACCCATCGATGCGTCTTCCAAATCCTGACCGTAAACTTCGCGGACATACGCTTTTTGTTCGTCGGTCATTTCGTCTGCAATCCGCTGAAAGCGTTCGGCTGCAAACTCGCTAAATGATTGTTTCGTCGTATTGGCGTCGTACTCACCCAGTATGCTTTTTAGGTGTGCATCATGTATCGCCTCTTCTTGTATCAGTTTCTGGATATATTCGTCAGCATCCAGCCCATTGTCTTTTATGTGCTTTTTGAGTTTACCGACGTTGATTACCAACCGGCCAATCCCCGTGACGCCAGCCATTGTGTGGTCATCATTGTCGATGAACACGACTTCATTGAAATCACTAAACTTGGTGGCATCCAGCTCCTTGACGACTTTGTTCGGAACCGATCCTTCCTGCAAAATTTCACCGGCATTCGCATCGATGTTGGTGACCGTGACCCCCTCGACTTCCGTCATTGGGCCAAGTTCCGGATCAACAGTTTGTTGCGCCTCCAGTTCAGCGTTATACGCATCCAGCACCTCCTTTTCGCGTGCGTTACGCAACTCGTCGGATTTGCTTTGCGTCTCCTTCAAGTCCTGCTGAACTTGCTTGTCCTTCAACATGTTGATGCCGGACAGTGCAGACTGTTGTGCGCCACCAACACCTAGCTCGGCAATGCCTTCAATTAGCACTTCGCTGGGTGAAGTGATTTCACCTTCCGAAACCAACTGACCAGCAGCTTCACCAGCGGAACCACCCACCGATTCAACTCCCAGTTTTTTAGCTGGGGCAGTCACCAAGCCGCCCAGCTTCATCGTTAGCACGTCAACCACTGCAACCGGCACGCCGTACTTCAGCGACTTGTCACGCAAGCTGGCTACAAACTGCGGGTCTTGTAATGAGTCACGAATTGCGTCGGCATCGCGTACATCAACCCCCTCGTTGATCAGCATCTCGTTGAACTTGCTGCCATACGAAACACCCAGCGTGGTGATCGCCTGACCGGAAACAAAACCAACACCAGCACCAGCGACTGTACCGACTCCAGGAACTATCGAACCAGCAGCAGCACCAGCACCCATTCCAACGGCAGTTCGGGTAGCCCCAAAGTTTACTTGTGCAGCAAGTGATTCAATTATGATCTGACCACCAATTTCAAACGGGTCAGTAAAGAAGCGACCAATTTTTTCGCTTTCCGGTGCTTGCGTAAACTGGATATACGCTTCACTGCCTTTCAGTGCTTCCGAACGGCGATTAGCCAGCGCCATTTCCTCGAAACGATCCTCGTCGGTGAAGCGCCCCCCGTATGTTTCGCCAACTAAAACGTCCGCAACGGCAGCTTGGTTTGATCCACGCAACCATGCGTTACGGATGCTGTTAAAAAATCCACTGTCCTCGTTACGGTCAGCTTGAATCGAACTAAAGTCGTCAGCAAAATCATCAAATTTACCCAGCAGCTTTGGGTAGTTTTTGCCGATTGATAGTGTTAGTTCCTCGTCGCTAAAGTCTGCAAACTTTTCGCCGTACTGCCTACGCGCTGATTCGACGACACTGTTCATAAATTTTAATTACGCACTCCTTGCCGCTGGGCGTTTATGTCATTGATTATAGTGTCTTCAAATGATGGCTGAACCGGCTGCGCTGGTGTGCCAGTATTTCCGAAAGTCGCAGGAGTACCGGCTGCACGAAATTTACCAAGCGTTGCTTCCACTTCAGATGCTGACATTCCCTCGCCAACGACTCCGTAGCTGATGCCGCCACCAAACGGGTCTTGAAACGGTCTGATTGAATATGAACCCGTATGCGGTTGGCTAGATGCCGACATAAACGCCTGTTCCAATCCCGCTTTAAAGTCCTTGTGCTGGTTAATCATGCTGTCCCGCACTGCAACAATATTAAAATACTCATTGCGCGGAACCATGTTACCAGCAGCTTCCATTTCTTTTAGCTGTTGCAACACCGGAGCCAGTTGCGCTGCGTGTCTGGCATCAGCAGCTTGCAGCATTTTTTTATAGTCTTCCAACGCCGCAGCGTTTTCGCGGAACTTGTTAATGGTTGGGTTTTTCGATTGCCTGTTTTTTCGTTTAGCAGCTTGCAACTGCTGTCCCAACAACTGCTGCGATAGTTTGGATTCACGCGCCTGACGTTTGTCCTTTTTACTGTCGCGCTTCATACCGCTTTTTAGCGACTTGATACGTATATCGCTTTCACGCTTGCTTCGTTTGCTTGCGCGTTCATCACGCTTGTCCCGATTCTCTTGTAACGCCAGCGCTTTATCAGCACGGGTAGCAGCACGTTCAGCACGCGCATCCTCGCGGTCACGATACTTGCTTCGCTCACGTCGTTCAGCAGCAGCTAAATTTGCTGACCGTATATCACGGGCCAAATTCATGCCCATGCCTAGCCCTCTTGAAAATGATTCCGACATGTTACGTTGGTTGAGTTACCCCAAAAATATTGCCCACTCCTTTACCAAATCCAATACCTCCAGCCATACCGGCAGCACCGCCGGTCAACGCCGTCAGCCCCAACCCAGCAGCCATGCCAGCCACTTGGCTAAACGGACTTCCCTGTTGTGCTAGTTGCATTTGGTTTCCGTAAATATTTCCAGCAGTTTGTGCGAACTGATTGTTACTCATCACACCGACATTGGACTGTTGGATACCCGTGCCTTGAAACGGTGCAGCACCTTGCTGCGCTCCGCTCAATTGACCAAACTGCGCTGTCGGAGCCACTCCCGCGCCAAACGCACCCATGTTTGCAAGCTGCTGCTGGTACATGCGATAACCGACATCACCAACTGCCATCGCCTCCTGCACGCTAGGTGCATTGCCAAACAAATTACCGCGTGCCGCTTGTGCGCCGCGTGTGCCTTGAATTGCTGCTTCTGCTGCTTGGGTAAAATATTTTTCCGGCCCCTCCATAATCTTTTTGGCCATATCCTGCCGCATCTTGAACCCCTCCGGATCGGCTGCTTCCAGTTCACGGCGGCGCTGTTCGACTACGGCAACGCCAAACTTTTCAGCACTTTCTAAACCGGCTTCAGCGATTCGGTCAGCGGCTTCGATGTAGTAGTCCAAATCAGCACGCGACAAATCGATGTCGCCAATGCCGGTAAAATCAGCTTCAGTGACTCTGCTTCGGCCCGACGCATCCTTGTATTCAACAAGTCCCTTTTCGCCCAGCCTTGCCAAGCGATCCATTTTTTTTCGCGCCTCAAGCGTTTCAATATCAGCAGCCGCTGTTTCGCGTGCCGCTGCGCCGTAATCGGGTTCGTCTGAACAACATCCCATTTTACTATAAACTTTTGATCATTAAATTCGCACTTCCCATATTTACATAGTCCAGACGGTTCATCACTGGAAGAAACGGCGACTGATTTGACACCGGTACTACCAGCATGTTTGCGCCGTTTACCCGAACCATGTTTTCCAATACATTAATAATCTGCATACTGTCCCTTGCTTTACATTTTTTTGAATGAAACCAAGTGTTTACCGGAACCATTGTGCCAACATTGGCATACCCAACAATTTCACCGCCTTTTTCAAAAACGTGAGTTGGGGTAATGGCAAAATGATCATCAGCAAATGCTTCATTGTTTAACCGTATAAACTCATCCCTATCCTTGACCGGTCTTACAACCGGCATTTTGTTTAGCAGTTCCATAAAACCAAATCTTACCTACCATCTTACATCCCTCCAGCTACCGCTTTTCAGCATCCAGACCCATGACAATGGCGCTCGCCTTGATGCCACGCAGTTGGATTTTGTTTTCATCAGCTTCAACTCGATATTGCACTTGGTTGAATGTGCCTTTGCTGATCGTTGAGTAGGCGCGTTTCACCACCTCTGTCTGGCCAAACGCAAACGGCAAGGCTTTTGGCAGCACCACTCCGCTACCAGCAGCCGTGTCAATTTTTTCAGTGTTCAGCCGCTGTTCGGTCAGCACGTCATCCCGTATTTGGAACACGTCAACCAGCGCACGACTGTTGTTAAATTCAAATTCAGCGTTACGACCTATTTTGTCGTTTAGCTGCTCGCGAAACACGAACCCACGGCTCTTAACAAACGACGGATAAAACGCGCCATCGTCCTTGAATGTGCTGTCGGATTCATCGTTTTGCGCCGTGTACTCAAGCCACTTCAGCGTTTTGCCGTCGTGCTGACCAAAGTTCAGTCGCAACTGTCCGCTAAATGCGCTCGCCGCAAAAACTGTCGGCGTCCATCCTGTCCAATATCCTGTCCAGGATTTTGTAATCGTATTGAAACAAAACGTGTAATTGTTGGTCGTCGATGCGTCTATTGGAACGGACAGCAAATAACGATTGTTCCAGAAAGTGGCGCACGCTTTTGATGCATGATCCCAGTTGATGCGCTCAATGTAATCGCGAATCGGAGTTGATACTGGCTGCGGTTGCACGATGGTTTGTGCGCCATTCAATATTTGGCCAATTGACATGACGCCAAAGCGCGACAAATAAAACACGTCACCACTTACTCCGGCGACCGTGCGGCGACCAACGCAACCAAAACGATCACTGATTTGCGTAATTGTAAAATTGGATGCAACCAGTAGGGACGGGTCAGCGTTGACTAGGTAGACGCTGGCCTCCTTCAACACAACTAAATTGTTGTTAGCCCAACTGTACAACGCGACCACCGGATCACCGGAATGGCCGCCAACTCGAAACTGCTGATTGTTTGACCACGATGACGTTTGGTCAGCGTCAATTACCTTGCTGTGAATGATGGCGTCATTTTCCTGACCATCAACACCGAAACCAAACAGCCTGTTGCCGTGCGACACCAGCCCGTCCATGATTAAATTCAACCCAGTTGGGCTGCCTATTTGCTGGATGTTGGGAGAGGCAGCAGGATCGTAATAACGCAAGTTGTTTGCGCCATCAACGATGAACAATTTGTCCACAAACTGAACCATGTCCACCATGTTGCTAGTGTTAAACGAACTGTTCGTGCCGGTGACTTGCGTCCAGCTTGAGTCGCTTGCACCAGCTAAATAAAAGCCACCGTTCGATACACATGCCAGTTTTTCAACCGATGTAACTGGACGGTCATAATACGCTAAACCTTGAATGTTATTGGTTAGCGCTGTGCTTGGGTGTTTGACCGTTCCTTTACGTGTGACGACAGTTCCGAACGTATCAACGTCCATGTTTTTTGCGTCACTGTACTGGTTGTCGTTTAGGAGATTTGGGCGAACATCACTGACTTGCCCTCCGACAAATGAAATTGTGTCGTCAAAAACTAGCGGCTCATCAAGCTGGTTGGACGCAAATCGTGGCATTATCGGAAATCATTTTGTGTCCACGCAACCTCAACATCCGGCACAAGCTGGATCATCCGCGCTGATTGATTTTTTTCCATGTCCCGCATGAGTTGCATGTGCGCTCCCGCCTCCTGCAACTTCGCCTGTGCCTTTGCGTACTGCTGCAAATACTCCAACGCATCAGCTTCAACGTATGTAACCAGCGCGTTGTCGATCCCGCTAATTGTAGGCGAGTCGGAATCACCTAACGGCGTAATGACTAGCTTGCCCAACACTAACAGCGTTTTAGTTTGGTCAGGCACTCGCACCAGCTTGATTCGTGGACGTGTGCCGCTGGCGCTTACTGACTTGGACAACACAATGAAGTCGGTTGGCGTCCCACTCTCATCCAGTAAAGCTGGGTTAATTTGAAAAACGCGCTGGTAATCAACTGGTGTAATTTCGCGCTCATCCCAGTACGCAGATACTGGAAAATCCATTTCAATTGTTAAATCAACTGTATCCGTGCCAGCACTTACAGTTGTTGAATACGTGCCAAGCGATTCGCGCCACAACTCGGCGTTCCAAATCATCTCGTAACGACGATCCACAAACTGCTTGAAAACGGCGATGCTATCGCTGTCAGTGCTATGCACCTTTTCGCCAACGTAATTAGCTATTTCGAGTTTCGTCATTTAATTGCGTAATGACCGGATTCCCCAGCAATGTTGTCCAATGTGATACCGCTAAATGTTTTTAAAGCGAAAGCGCTACCACCGTGATAAAGTTGCACTTCGTTTCCTATTGTTGAGCCATTTGTAATGCCGTTTTGCGTAAGTGCAGCGCCCATGACGCCACTTGAAGTTGCCGCACTAATTGCACCGCTGATTGTTGTGTTAACTGTAAATTGTGTTGAGCTATCAACTACAGCAACTGTGTGTTCCGCGTTGAAAGTTCCACTGGATTCGCCCGTGTTTGAAACATCAATTATGTCCACTTTGTCACCAACTTCCAACCCGTGCATTGTGCCAGTGGTAACTTTTAATCGATTATCACCACCTCCAACTTTCGCCAATGCTGTAATTGTTGACCCAGTTCGGACTTTAATTGAAGTATTATCACTGTCAGACATTGTACCGGCTGAAGCGACACTCAAATCAAACTTGTTACCCGACAACATTGGGTTGGTAGGCGCATCGTTTAACTTTGGATTTGGCAGTATGACAATGTAATCACCGGCTGTTGTGGTAATTGTTCCACGCACAATCCCGTAACAATCCGCAATACTTAACAACCCGTAATTACGCGCAGTGTGCAGTCCCTTGTTAGTGAAAACAGTATGTATTTTGTTCAGCCCGTTTTCATCTACAACAAAATGCTGACTGTGATTTGGGTTCGACGCACTGTCAGTACGCAGCGTTTCAATTGCTATGTTGGTTGGCCAACTGCCATTGCCATAAGCTGAACCGTAAACGCGGTTTGTGGTAAGTCCGTTAATATACAGCGGCGAATATGTTGCCGGTGTGTAGTCGTTGTATTTCCAGTTGTTACCGGTGACCAACAGCCCAGCGTTGTGCCGGTATGCATCGCCGTCACCGTCCTCCGCATACGCGTAAGTAACAGCCGTCGCATGTACAACAAATCCATGCGTTTGTGTGTAGTCGTGACTCGTACCGGTTCGGCCAGACGGATCGGGAACGGTTATCGAGTTGCCATTAACACTGACGTTGGTCGTGCCGTACAACTCAACTGCACGCTGCTGGTGTTCAATGCTGTTACCGTTGATTATGCATCCAACCGGATACCGCAAGTAAACAGCAGTTTCACCGATGCGATGGGGGATGTAGTCGTCGCCGCTGCCGCTTGCAGTGAACCCGTCAAATCGGTTGTTCGATACCGTGTGATGCAATCCGTTCATGCGGACGCCGAAACGCGAGTACCGAATATGATTGTCGCTAAATATGATCCCCTGCGAATCGCCGGTCGCCAACAGTCCCACATAACATGCCTCAAACTTGTTGGCTAAAAATTTTAAATCAACACCAAGCGTGCGAGTTTGATTTGAGCTACCGCTGTTAAGCATTACCCCAAACATTCCCTTGCTTGCATTGCTGGGAGTTCCGCTGATGTCACTGCTGGAAAACGAGTTGAAACCGCGAAACGCCAAGTCATTGTACTTGTTGTTTTCGTGCGTAAAACCCGGCAACCACAATCCAATCGTATTATCCTCAACGTAGCTGCTGAACTGGATGCCACTGATACCGGCGTCCATGTCGCGCACACGGTTTTTATTTCCGGCTAACGATTCATCAGCAGCTTGTTCAGACCCAGTTGGGTTATACCCCTGCGAGTAAACATCGATGGTTCCTACATCGCTGCTGGCGATTGAACCAGACTCAACGTACCCAACTAATGCAGTTGATGATGCCGCTTCGTTTGCGGCTACAACAAACACACCGTTTGGAAAATTAATTTTAGTTCCAGGATATATGCGTTGACCAGTTGATGAAACAGTTAGGCTTTGTTGTGCATAAAACTTTTCATTGTCGTCAACCCCGTCTTCGTAATAAGCGCCGCTAAACGGATTTGTTAACGTACCACCCGTGAGTGTGCCGCTTGAAGCTAGGTCGTTTGTGCTGGTGTAGTAACTGCCTCCTTCAGCGTAAAAGGTAGTTGCTGAAAGCGTTGAACCGCTGTCGTATGCAATTGATGTAGCACCTTCAGCATACCCGCTTGCGTTATTAACTGTGAACGTCGTTGCTGCTGATAGGCTGGCCCCTGCGGTTACCGTTCCAACTGCATGGTAAATACCAGTAGTCGCATTAGCGGCAGTATAGGTCAGTTCATCACGCACCAGCATGACCGAATGCATGCCGTTGATTCGTAGCGGAACTTTGTAATCAGTTTTATCCGAATAATACTTCCACTTACGCTCGTTTAACGTGCGGCTTAAATTGTATGTCGTTCCCCCAACGGTGATCGAATCAGTGTAGTCAGTGGTTTTTTTGACTCCGGTGCTAGTGAATGTGTCACCGGTATAACGAATAACCGTGCTGCCAGACCCTGAACCTTGAACATTGCAGCTTGGTGGTACAATTAGCGTCTTGTTGATTTTGTACCAACCAGCCGGAAACAAAACAGTGACAGCCCGTGCAGTGCGTGATTTATCCAATTCACTGTCACTGCTGGACTGCGCTTGCAAACCGCCAGCCGTGTTTTCGCCCTTGCCATAAGTGGCTTTAATTTTTTGCCACGCAACATCAAGCGCCTTTTGGCACGCTGCAAAATCAATGGTATCAAATAATGATTCAACCCACGGATAATCCGCTTGGATCGCAGCCAAGTTTGAATAACCACGATCATACGTGCCGCCTGTCAGCCACTGGGCCACAACCGTGCCGGTGTTATCAGCCAACGCGCCATATGCCATCACATCGATGACAGGATGTTCCGACGTGGCTGCTTTTGTGATAGGCAAAAACCCATCAGTCACCAATCGCGACTTGGCAGTGTCAGGGGTATCCCAGTTCTCGTAAAAGTCTGACTTACCCTCGTCAACACTGCTGGTAGTCAGTGAAAAATCAGCAGCAACTTCAGCCGCTACGTTTGACCATTGTATTTTACGTAGCGCCCCACTGCTGTTTTCCTTAACTAATATTTCGTCTGCTGATTCCAGCGAAGAAACTTCGTTTTGGTCAGCAATCACACCGGACTGCACCGAGGCGTTGTTGACTAAATTGTGAAAGTCCGCTGGTTGCAGCGAAACTCCAGTTTGCAACTCGTCAGCGGTGCGTATTTGTATGTCCGGCATGTCAGTATTTTACGAATTCATTTTTTCGGAAGAAGCTACCCCCTTCCGCAAAAATATCACCATCAGCGCACCGAATATGCTGTTGATCGTAACTGTCAAATCAGCCTCCCCGCCGAAATATAATCCCAGCGCTGTCATTACGGCCGCACCGGCAGTGAAGTAAGTTTTTTTACCTTTCAACATTTTATAATCACTTTCGTTTTTTTGTCATTGTCATTTTTGAGCCGGTTTTAGCCGCGTGCTTTTTTGCAGCAGCCATTCCTTTTTTACCGTACCCGAACTTTTTGCCTTTTACGTTTGGCATATTATTTTTTGCTTCGTTTTTTTGCGAACCCGCCTTTACCAGCTTTCATATTTGCATACGTTTTAGCCGATATAGTTGTATTTTTTTTGGAACGTGAAGTTCCCGCTTTTTTCCTAGCGTTTATGTTTTTATACAGACTCATATTACCATTTTTTACACGACCAATAGCGTGCGCTTAATTTGCTGGGTGGACTACTATCGCAACGGTGACGTGATCGAAAGTTGCTGCGGCGCTTTGGATTATCCTTCTTGATTTCCATGTTCGCATCACCATATCGAATCACTTTGGTTTTCGACCCCTGCTTTGCGTTAACAACAAATTTTTTGCGACCATATCCTGGTTCGCCTTTTTTGATGCGACGCGGCTTATTATATGCTTTTGGAATCGACATTATTTTATCAACTTCAAGATTTTAATGATGATGTACACCAAAGTTGCCAAGCTAACTGCACACTTCAATATAATATCCATGTTCAGCCACCACGTTCCGACGCTCGTGACGGAAGCTAGGCAAACTTTGATGTCATCAAGCACTATCACTCGCTGTCCGACTCAACTGGTTCTTCAAACGACTGCGTGAGCAATCCCATAAAATGGTTTCGCGCACCCAGCGTCTGTTCCAAGTTGAAGTTTATTTGACGCGCCTTGCCATCCAAGTCACTGACGTGTTGGACAAGTGTCAATTGCTGTGGCGACAAATCAGCCACGTTGTGTTCAACCCCGTTAATGCTAACGGTTTCCGATTTAGTTTCCGTTGTTTCCATTTTGTTTTGCTTCGTACTCGATGTCCACGAATGGACTATCAATTTCAAAACTTTTAGCGTCTTTCAGACTTATGCACCCGATCCCCACCAGCATTGCCCATAAGCAAATTATTATAATTGCGATGTTGTTCGCGCATTTCCGCGACCCGTTGTTCGAGTTCGCAAATTCGGTGCGTTTGGTCGGCTTTAACATTGTTTATAGCGTCTATTAATTTTATTAAAATATCACGATTTTCGCCAAGGCTATTTTTTAAATCATTCAGCAAAAATTGGGTCATTCGCCATATATAATAACCCAATGCAACTGAAGCAGCCGCTGGAAAACCAAGCGTTTTTATTGTTTCGACATCCACCCATTACCCCTTCAACGCCTTCACTTCAGCACTCAACTCCTGCACTGCTTTCAACAGCGGAATCACCAAGTTGCTGTACTTCACCGCCAGCTTTCCGTTCGCGCCGGTAGTCACCAAATCAAACTCAACACCGGCATCACTCATAGCCGTCTGCACATCCTGCGCGATCAGTCCCAAGCGCACCGTGTCATCATCGTCTGGACGTTCGTCAGCCGGTACAGTCACCGTCTTGTAAACAGCTTCTTGTGCCTCAACCGCCTCCTTGACCAAACGGCGTTCAACAACTTCCTCAACTGCTGGTTCGGCTGGTGTAATTACGCGCACTTCAGTTCGTGCTGGAACAGCCGGTGATACCAAACGGCGTTCAGTACGTTCCGGTTCAGCTTCGCGTACCACCACCATCTCGCGAACCTCCTCGCGTGCCTCCTGCACAACAACAGTCTCGCGCACCTCCTCTTGCGCTTCTTGCACAACGTACTCCTCCATGACCGGCACTTTGTGCTTCATGGGTTCGTGTACCGCTTCAACTGCTGGTTCGATTTCAACGGTTTCCATCACGGGATTCCCGTCCTCACCAACAACACCGTCACCGTTTTCGTCAACGACTTGGCGCTCCTCCGTCACTGCATCACGCGCCTCGGTCACGCAGCACATACACTGTGTACCGTCCTCATTGTACAAGTCGCACTCCTCGTAAACCGGCGTGCGTTCGGTGCGAGTAACTTCCTCGCTGACTTCGCGACGCACCCACTTGCCATCAATTTCAACGATCTCCTCGCGAGTGACAGTTTCGGTAACTTCAGTTTCGGTGTGCTTTTGACGTTCGCCGCGTACTTCCTCGCGTGCTTCTTGAACCACACGTTCCTCGGTAATTTCCTCCTGCGCGGTTTGAGTAACCCGTTCTTCCGAAAGTTCCTCAACAGCAGGAATAATTACGTCCTCCCAAACCGCTTCTTTCGCTGGGTGTTCAATCGTTTCGGTAACTTCCTCAACAGCTTCACGCGCCGCAACAACGACAACGTCCTCGTACACGGCTTCAGCAGCTTCAACTGCTGGAGTGACAATTTCCTGCCGTTCCTCAACTCGGTAACGGTGACTGCGAATTTCCTCTGGCCAATCGGCGGGGTTGAGTCGCTTGTATTCAACAGCGGTTAGCTTATCAACAAACGACAAGCCAACATTCGTGTCCTTAATGTCACGCTTGATGCGGCGATCCGATAGCGCGGCGATTGATGTATCCGCGCAGTGAATTGCGCCTGTGTCATCGTTGCCAAGTGTGATCGTGTTGTCACCGTTGGATACAGCCGTATAACCAATGACGATTTCATTAGTGGGAGCCGTCGATGAGGCGCGAGTATCGTACCCAATGTAAATTGAATTAGCGCCACCCGTATTGTCGCCGTCTTCAGATGCTGAACCCGGCGTTGATGATGGGTCTGTTTCGTGGTAGCGACCGGCTTCAAATCCTACTGCAACATTGTTGTCAGCGGCATCGTTGTTTAGTGCAAACAATGCAGCTTGTCCTATCGCTGTGTTTTTTGACTCACCGCCGGCAGCTTGACCCATTGCATTAGAACCAACTGCTGTGTTGTGAGTTCCTGCAACTACAGCGTCCAATGCTTGTGAACCAATTGCAGTATTGTGACCCCCAGTAGCCGCTTTGAGTGCTAGATAACCAAGCGCAACAGATTCATCCGCAGTAACCAGTGCGCTTCCAGCTTGATGGCCAATTAGTACGTTTTTTGAACCATCCGTAATTGCGTCACCGGCAGCCTTTCCGATAGCCAAGTTGACTGCTGACGCATCGTTTTGAGTCGCTAGTGCATCACGCCCAATAGCAATACAATTATCAGCACCGCTGGCTTCAGTTGCCAATGTACCACTACCGATCGCAACATTGCTGTCACTGTCACCAGTCATTGAAGAACATGAACTATAACCGATGGCGACGTTGTAATCGCCGGTAGTCATTGCAGCACCAGCATTTCTGCCGATGAGTACGTTGCCGGGGCCGTCTGTTATTTCGGTTCCAGCACTATGACCTATCGCTACGTTGTAATTTGCTGTTCCAGCAGCGTCCAATGCGGCGTAGCCAACAGCTACGTTCATTGTACCCTTTTTAGCGTTCATCGCAGCGTGGCCGATTGCCGTGTTTTGGTCACCGTTGGCGCTAGTGTCTAACGAGGAACCCGCCAAATATCCTACCAACGTGTTGCTACCCGATGTCGTAATCGCATCACCCGCGAGTCCACCAACGGCAGTGTTTTTGACGTTGGCGTTTTGTGCGCCTAATGCTGAATGACCGACAGCTACGCAGTAATCAGCACCAGATGTTTCAGCGGTCAACGCATTCACCCCAATCGCAATGTTGTAGTTTTCGCCAGCATTAGCTGCGTCCATTGCGTATGCGCCAATGACTACGTTGTTTGCATTGGTTACAAAATTTCTACCCGCTTCACGCCCAATAAGTACGTTGGAGTTCCCTGTCGTTAGATCTTCACCCGCCGAAAACCCAATACAGGTGTTGCCGTCGCCGGTTCCTTGGTAGAACGTCAGCGTCTGGTTAGCGGCTGTAGTTGTCGCAGCTTCGTTTATCGTAAACGACGTAACCGATCCCGCGCTGTTAACTGTTGCAACGTAAGCACCATACGGAATGCCACTACCCTCTACCGATTGGCCAACTGCAATGTCAGCCGATGTGTCACACGTTATGGTTGTTGATCCGTTTAAGTCGCAAGTACCGTCGCTGAATGAGGAACTAAAATAAGTGCGATAGCCAAGTGTTGTGTTAGCCGCAGCGTGACCGGTTCGATGCCCAGCTTGGTGGCCGACCCAAGTATTGTAACCGTCTACGTTTGCGTATCCAGCACCATGACCTATCGCAGTGCTGGCATTACCTGACTTGTTATGCCCAAGCGCATAAGTACCAATACCGACGTTTTGAACACTAGCGTTTTGACCTTGTAGCGACGTATAGCCAATCGCGATACAACTATCTGCACCCGATGCTTCGCTGTATAAGGCATTACCACCAATAGCAACATTGAGGCTTTCACCAGAGTTAGCCGACAGAAATGCGTTGTGACCAATCGCAACATTAGTGTGGTTGTCCGTGATGTTTGCGCCAGCGCCACTTCCAAGTAGCACGTTGCGATACCCGCTTGTCAGATCGTAACCAGCGGTTTTACCAACAACTACATTATCGTCACCCGTGACTGTGGCATTAGCAGAAGCGTTGTACCCGACAAAAACATTATCGGTTCCCGTAGTTAAGTTTAGGCCAGCTTGACTCCCAACCGCCGTGTTGTTTGCGGAGTTTACGTTTTGATCAAACAAGGCATGAAAACCAATAGCTACGGTGTTGCCGCCTTGGTCTTCAGTCTTGAGTGCGTGACTACCTATCGCAACATTCTGGTTGGCTGACGTAATTGCAGTACCAGCGTTGTACCCAATGGCAACATTTGAGTGTCCCGTAGTCGCTGCATCAAGACTGAAACTGCCAATCGCTACGTTTTCGTCACCAGTTGGTGCTGTTGTGCCGTCGCCTCGCAAAGCATCACGCCCAATCGCAACACTGTTATCAACTGCTGTTGCATCGTAACCAGCAAAACGGCCAATCAACACATTTGATGAACCCGTTAAATCCAAACCCGCCGCATGACCAATGCACGTATTGTATCCGTTAGTGGTGGCCGATGTTAACGCATTGTAACCAATCGCTACGTTTTGCGAAGCTGTAGTTACTGCATCAAGTGCGTAACTACCAATTGCTATGTTGGAGTCGCCAGTTGGTGCGGTTACACCATCGCCTCTAAAAGCTTGCGCCCCGATTGCTATTGTATCGCTTGCGCTTGTTGCAAAATAACCAGCATCTGAACCCAGCAAAACACTTCTGCTGCCGGTCATGCGATTACCCGCACCTGAACCTAGTGCAGCGCAGTCGTCACCAGTTGTAATTGATGCAAGCGCACCTGTCCCTACCGCAGTATTGTAGTTGCCTTCTGTACAAGCAGCCAAAGCGTTTTCGCCAACCGCAGTTAGATTTGATGCGCTCGTTGCTGCCGATGCTGCAGCCGCACCGATTGCTACTGCATTTGCGCCGGTGAATACTTCAAGCGCCTCAAATCCAACACTAACATTGCTATCACCACAATTTGCGTTCAACGCTTGATAACCAACGGCAACATTATATTGGCCATCATCAGTTGCACCAAGCGCGTCTTTTCCGACAGCAGTATTAAAGCCGCCAGTTGTTAAAGCATCAGCAGCACCATAACCAACGGCAACTGCGTTTGAGCCGGTATAGTCGTTTAGTGCTTCATAACCAACAGCGACGTTGTTGTCCGAACAGTTAGCCAATAAAGAACCTCTGCCAACCGCTACGTTTCTAACTCCGTCATCTGTTCCCCCAAGCGCAGCGTGGCCAACCGCAGTATTGTTTGATCCTGAAGTAATCGCGTCACCAGCATTTGAACCAACAGCTACGTTATTGTCGGCATTGATATGGTTTACTGCGGTTAATGCGTTTTTACCGATCGCAGTATTGTTAAGCGAACCGGAAAGACTCGCGTCTAACGCATCAGTACCAACAGCAGTACACGATGTGTCACCACCTAAACCGTGACCGATGTCGAGTGAACCAACTGTGAGTGTGCCAGTTGATGTGATGGCTGATGCGTAAAGCG